TTGGTTAGCCACTTGCGCCTCACTGGTCACAACTTTGTGTGAAAAGGGCCATGAGCGACGTCGTCGGCAAAAATACTGTCATTTGCTCAAAAAAGCCATCGCGGCAGCCGGGCGTGAACAAGCCGGAGTCGTACCAGGGTTGTAAAAAATCAGGGAAAAAGCGGTAAAAACCTTTATCACCGAAATGGAGTGGGTTCGATTCCCGTCACCCGCTCCACTTAGACGTCGGATTTGATAAGTACCCTTTTGCGTTAGCGAGTATCGCTTAGGGGGGTGTGAAAAATCGCCTGCGTTAGCGGGTTTGGATTTTGCGTTACCTAGTATGATGTTTTCCCTGTTCGAACAGGGTTTTGGGGTTTAACTCGCTAACGGAGATGAAAAATACGCCTCTCTTAGTCGCAAATAACGCTGTTCTAGCGGTGTCGGTTCGAGTCTGGTGCTCTAGCCGTGTTTAGGGTGTGGGATTAGAGATTGACCGTGATTTCTTTCCCGGTTCTGAAAATGAACCGGATCTGGTTTGCGCCGATGATGGCGTGGTCGATTAGGGCGTTCCATTGACAGGACTGGAAGTGTTCGATGGGCTTGTCAGCTAGTTGGGAGTAGGCGGTTTTGATTGCGGTGGCTTTGGCGTTTTTAGCTGTTATTTGAGCGTCAATAGCTTGTTTTTCTGCGAGTGTTTTCTGGTATTTCGCGTCCAGTTGGGTGTATTTGGCGAGGTATTGTTCTTGGTCTTGTGCTCGTCGTTGATTCTCAGCGATCAGCTCCTCGATCTGGTTGGCAAGAGCGCGGATCTTGCCATCTAGGTGGCTGGATTCTGCCTCTAGGCGGTCAGTATTGAACATTTCGGTGATGGCTTGCGGTAGATGATCTTTCCCGCGATAGTTTTCAACGAGGTGGTCCAGTGCGGAAAGGAACGCGGTCTGGATTTGCTGATCACGCAAGGTAGCGGTCTGGCAGGGACGGGGATGGTCGTATTTGTGGTTGCATCGCCAGATAGTGTGTTTGTATTTACTGTTGGATGCCCAGGTTTTGCGTCCGTACCAGGATCCGCAATCTGCGCATTTTAGCCGGCTGGCGAACAGTCCGATTTTGGCGGTGTTGGTCGCGTGGCGGGTGGCGAGTTCGTATTGAACCTGGTCCCAGACTTTCGGGTCGATGATGGGTTCGTGGTTGCTGGTCACGTAGTACTGGGGGAGTTGTCCTTGGTTTTCTTCGATGCGTTTGGTTAAAAAGTCAGCGGTGAACGTCTTTTGTAGTAGCGCATCTCCTTTGTATTTTTCGTTCGATAGGATGGAGCGCACGGTTGAGGTAGACCATTTGGTTTTACCGCGAGGAGTCAAAATGCCACGGTGCTGTAGTTCTTTGCGGATTTCGGTGATGGACAAGCCAGACAAGAATAACCGGTATATAAGGCGCACGGTTGGTGCCTGGGTTTCGTCGATGACTAGGTTGCCGTCCGCGCCTTTCTTGTATCCGAGCAGTGAGGAGTATGGCACCATGACTCTTCCGTTTTGAAAGCGTTTGCGGTGTCCCCAGGTGACGTTCTCGCTGATGGAGCGGGATTCTTCTTGGGCGAGGCTGGACATGATGGTGATGAGTAGTTCGCCTTTAGAGTCAAGAGTCCAGATGTTTTCTTTCTCGAAATATACCTCCACCCCGGCGTCTTTTAGCTGGCGGACGGTGGTGAGGGAATCGACGGTGTTACGAGCAAACCGTGATACGGACTTGGTGAGGATGAGGTCGATCTTGCCGTTCAAGGCGTCAGTGATCATGTTTTGGAAGCCTTGGCGGTGTTTGGTGGAGGTGGCGGAAATGCCTTCATCAGTGTAGATGCCAGCAAATTCCCAATCGGAGCGGGATTGAATATGGGTGGTGTAATAGTTGATTTGGGTCTGGTAGCTGGTGGCTTGTTCTTCCAGGTCTGTAGAGACTCGAGCGTAAGCTGCGACTTTCCGTTTGAACAATGGGTTACAGGCAGTAACGTTGTGGCCTGGTTTTTTGGTAGCGGGTATAGCGGTAACGCTGCGCGCTAGGGTATTCATGTAAGTCTTCCTTGCTTATCTAGAGCAATCTTTATGCTCCTAGCGTCACGAAGATGAATCATAAGGTGGTCAGGGAATGCTTCGATAATGACGATGTGGTTTTCAACAGCGTGCTCGTCAAATTCTTCTAGGTTGAGGGTCGTGGCACATATGGACTGGAGCATGGTTTCGCGTAGATTATGCCCACCGCAAGGGTTTCCCTGCCCCTTACAGGCGCTCCAGCAGCGCCAATAGTGGTAATAGTTTCCTGAAGCATATCGGCGGGTTTTCCGTTGATAGTTACGCCCGCATGTCCCGCAGCGAATACGGCCTGTAAACACTCCGGTGTTAAGCGATGGTGTCGCGGCAGGTCCGATCTGGCGGCGGCGAGCAATTTCTTGTTGTACCTTGTCGAAAAGGGCTGGCTCGATGATTACTGGCAGTGCCTGTTCAACCCAATATTTTGTCAGAACCCCATCGTTGGGAGTGCGGGAGGTGGATCTGATGGTCTTGTTGAAGGTCTTCTGTAATAACTGGCATCCCTTATAACGCTCATTTTCAAGCATCCGACGAAGCACTGACCCGTGAAACAAACCACCGCCACGAGAGCGCAAACCCTCACTGTTTAGCTGATTAGCCGTCTTTTCAGGACTAATCCCTTCTAAATAATTGGAAAATAATCGCTGCACGATCTGGGCTTCATCATGATTGATAACGAACTTACCTTGTGTCCAAACATATCCATAGATAAAGAACGAATTAGTGCCACCATCCTTATAGCGATTACGGATAGCCCATTTCACGTTCGCTGATAGTGAGGCTGATTCTTCTTGAGCAAACGAGGCCAGCAGCGTCAAGAGCAGCTCACCATCATTGGTGGAGGTATCGATGTTTTCGCGTTCGAAACGAATAGAAACATTGAGGTTTTTGAGTTTTCGCACTATCTGCAACAGGTCAACAGTGTTACGGGCAAGCCTGGAAATCGATTTACACAACACAATATCTACACCGCCATCATGGGCAAGCGCCATGAGATCAGCTAGTCCTTGACGACCACGCATTTTCGTTCCTGTGGTTCCCTCGTCGATAAACACGCCTGCATAGTCCCATCCGGGTGTGGACTGGATCAGGCGCGAGTAATAAGAAACTTGCGCCGATATTGAGGAGAGTTGGCGGCAGGTACTGGTAGAAACCCGCGCGTATGCCGCGACTTTCACTAGTTTTGGTCTGGAAACAGGTAGCCGTGTTATCTGCTTGATTTTCGCCACTATTCCTCCTCGTCTCACCTGATTAGCTCATGTCTATACACGCTCTAAAAGCCTGATTTATCCAGTTAGAACCCCAAGGGTGCGTGGCTGATAAACCGGGCAGTAAACAGCAGATAGATCCGCGTATAGGTCGGCGTGTTCTCTGGTAGTAATCATTCCGCTAGCTTCAAGGGCTGCCAGTATCTCGATCTCGCGAATAAAGCCGAGTTCGCGAGCAAATATCGCGTTGTCTGATAGCTGATCGACCAAGAGTGAGGTTGAGCTCATTTGCGTCCACCTTTTGTACCGAAACGAGCCCGGATATAACAAGCGTGCGTGCAATATTGTTGGCCAGGTTTATCGAATGCGTTGAAGGTTTGCCCGCATCCTTGACAGGTTTTTGTTCGGTGCAGACCTGATCGCCAGGATTCGTGCCTGCACGCGCCGCTACAAAACCTGGCACGCGAATCAATACTTGTTAATGCGCGCCCGCACCATGAGCAAACCCGCTCCATGATTGGTGGTGCTGCAGCTTCGAGGCCGTGTTTGACGCAATAGGTGCGCACCTGGTCGCGTGATAGCCCGCAATACTCCGAAATCTTCTTATAACCCCACCCGCAGGCTCGAAGATTAGCGATGCGTTGTTGGTCTAGTTGGTTCAAAGAAACTCACCATCCTTTCAACCAACTGCCGACCATCAGGTGTTTGTTAAATCCGAAATCACCCTAAAAATGATAAAAAGCCCCGCTATCACCTCAAATGTGAGGCGGTAGCGGAGCTATTTAGCTGAGGATGAATAGGTGGGGGAATCGTTAGCAGCCAAGCTTTTGGTTCACTCGGGCTTGTACCTGGTTGTAAAGATTTCCCAGGCGTGCCCGGCGGGTAGCGCCGTTGCCGTAGTCTCCTCGAATCACGGCGTCTGCCAAGGCATCAATATTTGGTGCGGCCGGCGCAGATCCTGCCGCGAGTTTTTCGTTAACTCTGCGTTGCACGGCATCGTAGAGGCTACCTAGGCGTGCGCGTCGCTGGTCTCCGTTACCGTATTCGCCGCGGATAACTGCGTTGGCTAGTGCTTCAATATCTGGTTTACCGGCAGATGATGCCTGGGGTTTGTTTCCGCTGATTTGGTCGTACCAGTAGCCGGCTCTAGCCATGTAGGTTGCGTGTTGGGATCCGGTTATGGATGCGGGGCATTCGGTTGCGGAAAAGTCGCGGTGTCCGAATACGTTTTTACCCCAGACGGGTCGGCCGAGCTTGTAATAGTGACACAGGGCGGCGAGAAGGTGTGCCCCGTTTTCTAGGCAGGCATCGGAGATACGGTAGGGGTGGGTGGATGCGTCTGCGTGTTCGATTCCAATCGAGGTGGTGTTGGCTACCCAATTTCCCGCGTGCCAGGCAGTGTCCCGATCCCAGACGAGTTGGCCGATACGGCCACTGGTTTCTACTTGGTAGTGCGCGGAGGCGGGTCGGGTTTGCCATACGTTCCAGCATCCTTGTATGGAAAGGTTTCCATCGTTGTGGTGCAGGATTATTTTGTTGATGGATCGGCCTTGTCTGCCTTTGGTGAAGTGTTTGTTCATCAAAAGGTTCAGGTCAGCTTCTAGAGTGTTCCAGTTCTTCATTTTGGGTTCTCAGTTTCTTCGTTGGTTGGTTGGTTTAGCCGGTGGCCAAGATAAAAAGTGCGATCAGGTAGATAAGCGGGGTTAATATCCATGAAAGGAATATGGCGAAAACGAGCCAGATCCCGGCGGTAAGTAGCGTTAAGACTGCTAGGAGTGCCAGGAATTTAAGAATTGTTTTCATGCAGGTTTTCATGGTTTTTCTGTTTCGTCGGGGAGGGCGTGTTGGGGCAGATATTTGCCCGGGTTGGTCTGGCCTGCCTGGGGGATGGGCGGGGAGTATTTATCTGGACTACTCGCCTTAGCCGGTGGTGTTGACCCGGTTTTGAAGGCGGGCTGGTTTTGACCGGTTTGCTTGATTGTGTCTAATGCTTGTTGTAGTCCGCCCGGGATCGGCAGACCTAACAGTGCAGCGTTTTCCAGGACGGAGATGCCCTCGTTGGATAGGTAGAAGAAGATGGTGGCGGTGCGTAGCACTCCGGGGGTGCCAAGAATATGCACATCCAATAAGTGGGCTAGTCCGATGAGGGCGAAGATTAGGATTTTGCGGGCGATACCGCGAAACCCTACCGAGCTGGATAGTTTGTGGGCGTTGATTGCGGCTAATATTCCGGTGGCGTAGTCGATGATGGTAAAGGCTACGATCGCGTAGAGCAGGGAATCGGTTCCACCGAGAAAGGCTCCTAGCCAAGCACCTATAGCGGTGATTACGCCTTGGAATAGCATCCAAATGGTTTTGATAGACAAAATTCTTGCTGTCCTTTCAAAATAGTTAACGGGTTAGCACAAGCGTGCGTGCTTGCGGATATAAGAAATGCCTGCACAATGCAGGCATTGAAACTTCAAACAAGGCGGCGCTATTCGGTTTGTATATATGGGCGCTTTAGGGCTTGCAGCGTGAGGCAGGTGATATCCATAGTGTTTTTTCTAGGTAATACCACTACACGATTGTCTGTGTTTTTTGTTTTTCCTGGCGGGGCTGGTTTCGGGTCAGAAGGGATCGGGATTATCGCTTGCTCAATCATGAGGTTTCTCCTTTGCTTATGGCTTGTTCTACTGCTTCGCTTAACGCACAGAATGCTTCTGCTTGTTGCCCGGCGAGCTCGCCGTCGTAGGTTTCTATTAGGCTTTTTACTTCTTGGAGATGGTTTTGGTAGGTAGGCCCAGATACTTCGGCCAGGGAATCGAATAGGCTTTGACGGGCGGTGAAGAATTCTGGGGCTTTTTCTGGGCATGCCAGGGTGAATGTTCCCCCAGCATCGATGCGGGGTTTGCCGTTTTCGTTTAGGGAGGCGTATTGGGTTACCAGTTCGTATTCGTCATCGCTAAAACGCTTGGTGGCCTGTCTTACTAGGTCTAGCAGTTTGGTTCTAGCTCTAGAAGGACCGGGTTTAAGACTCATGGCAGCTAATAGTTCTGTTAGTCCGGTTAGGTGCTTGTTAGCTATCCAAATTTTCATGACGTATTCCTTTCTTTGTATACAGCCTGGTTTAGGCAGTGTTGGTGGACATTGGTTGATACCCGGTGTTATGGAAGTAGGTCCAGGAGATGGTGCCATCTGCTTTGGAGGTTATGGTGCTGATCCAGCCCTGGTTAAGCAGCCCGATGAGCCCGTTTACCCGGATCATAAGGTCTGAGAGCCGGTCGAAAAGTCGGGTCATGTTATAGAACGTGCCGTTGGTGACGATCATGACGTCATAGGTGTGGAATACTACTTTGGCTAGCTTTGTCGGCCCGACCCATCCTGGATGCGTGCCCCTATCGGTTAGTACACAATCTTCCAAGGTGACCGATCTGTTTTCGGTGGTATAGAACTTGTAACCATTCGTGCGCAGATCAGCCCCAAGGTGGATGCCAGCCGAATCATAAAACCGTCCCTTTGGGTCTAGGGTCAAACACGTGAAATAGTCCCCGTTTGGAGCGTCTTGGTAGGTCCAGGCAACATAGTCACCCTCGTTGGCTAGCGACGTGGAGATACCCTCTATTTCCTCATGATCCTTTTTATGGCCCCTGCCTAACTGTCCGATATATCGATTCCCGTACCAAAACTGCATCCCGGTACTAGCGATTTTTCCTTCCAGTTCCGAACCGTTATACCAAGAGATCTGGGTCGGGTTGATGCGAATATTGCTTGTCCACCCGGCAAGACCAACCTGGATCGCGTTAGCGGAAAGCTTATCTGCCGTAATGGATGCCGCTCCGATCCGGTTGGCATCAAGCAGACCAGTGGTGATCTTGCTGGCATCTATGTAAGCAATCTTCGCCGAGGTTATAGCAGCGTCGCTAATCATTGCTGTTTGGATGTATCCGTTAGCAATCGTGAGCTTATCGCTAGTGATGCTCCCGGCGGCAATCCGCGCGGACGCTAGGGTACCGGTGGTTATTTTATCTGCTGACAGCTGACCGATTTTAGCGTTAGTGATAGCCGCATCGGCAATCATTGCGGTACCGATTACGGCGTCATCGATTGAGGTTTGCCCACTGATGTGTACTTTTGCTGCATCAATCAGAACGGTTTCATTCGACAGATTGATTTGGGTAATAATCTCGGCTCTTTTAACTCTCAGGTTCACGTTGTCTGAAACCATCGTCAAGGAGGAGTTAATGTTTTTGGTTTCATCTGCTACCTGCACTTTGAACGCTTCTAGAGCATTTTGAGTGCTGGTTGCATCCTGGAGAGCTTTTTCGGCCTGAGCTTTTGCAGTCGCTGTATCGCTACTGGTTTTTACTAGCTCGCCTTGGGTTTGTTTAAGGCTTGCTTGGACTTGCTCAACGCTAGCGTTTGCTCGCGCGATCTGGGTTTTAGCTGCTTGCAGGTTCGCCGCCAGTTGAGCCGCGTTCAAATCGGTGGCAAGACTGACCCACCTGGGCTGACCAGTATCGGTGAGCTTATAGATCCAGATTCCTACTTGCTCACCATTTTCTTTAAACCACACATCCCCAAGCCGCGCTGATACCGGTTGGGTGGTGCCATAGTGGTTGGTGTTTTTCCCATCCGCGCTAGCTAGCGCAATACTTGCTGCCTGCTGGGCTTGGATAGCCTCGCTGCGGGCAGCGGTGATGGTGCGGGTGATGTCGGTGAACTTCCCAGCAGCACTGCCCAGCTCAATCGAAATGTATTCACCTGCGAGTGGGTCGAAGTCATAAGCAACAACCCTGGCGGTGAGTGCCACGTTGAGGTCATCGTGGCGGACGGTTACTGTGTCGCCTAGGGTCACGGTTTCTAGGTCGCAAAAACCCTCATATTCTTTCGTCGAAGCCAGATCCACAAACGAGATCTTGTAAGCGCAATGCGGTTGATCGACATGACAACTAGAGAACTCAGCTTTCGCTAGTTCACGCAGTCTCGCGTGTGCTTGCTCTAGGGGAAGTTCGTCCTCTCGTGGCTTATCTGGGTCTTTGATGGCTTTGACTTGCCCATAGCGGATGACCTTGATACGCGGGGTAATATAGTCGCTGATGCGAGGGCTGTCCACGTACAGTTCAGGTAGGAGCAGACCGTCGTAACCAACCGGCAAAATCCGGGTAACTATCGTGGTGTAGTCCAGGCTCGATTCGTATCCGGACAGGTTTTTACGATCCCTTATAACCACGCCATGATTAGCGCCTATGCGGGGCGCGTGGTGGATATGCCAGTTATCGAAAATAAGCTCCCCGCCCCAACGCGAAATAAAACTGTTGTCGCTGTCATCTAACAAGGCCGCGCTGAGTGGGGTTCTGACTATGCGGGCAGAGGATCGACGCGAGTTATCTGAACTGCTAGCGCTAAAACCGTGCGGGCTATTGGCTGCCCCTAGCAGCTGATCTAGGGCTTGTTTAGCGGTTTTGTTTACCACATAGGTGTCAGCGATAAGGTTGGCAGAAAGGTCATAAAACACGTGATGGGCAACTACTTCGAGTATCCCGTCAAGGCTGGTGGTGACCTCGCTGATACGAAATCCTTGCCGGACGTTTATTCCTGGAACCGGGGCGGCCACGATGTTTTCTATTACCAACAGGTTCGCTGCTGGCCCATCAAAGGGGTAGGAAAATGTTAGGGAAAACTTGCCGTTTAGTTCCTGACTTACTACTGGGTCGATAAGGTGGCGATCTAGCACCGCTAACCCACTGGCAGTAAAATCCCTAGCGCTACGATCATGAATCGTAATCATGGGTTAGTCCTTTCTACAAGGTACGCCAGTTACCTTGGGCTTCGATTCTTGAAATACCTGTGCCCAGCTCGATGTGGTTAGCCCCAGGGCAAAGTTGCGGGAAGGGCCCTGAAATCCCATCGGTTTGGGTTTTACCTGCAACGTGGGTTACAAGCCGGGGACTATCGATAGTTAATTGCCCGCTATGAGCAGAAACTATCAAAGCAGTATCGTTTATTTTTAGTTCCAACTCCCCGGTACCAAAAACAGTTATTACCGGATCGGAAGCTAAAAGACCAGGATTAATAATCGTGCCCGAAGCGCTCAAAGTTAGCTGTTTAAGCCCGGTTTCCAGGTAGGTAAACGGCTGGCAACAAAGCTCGGCTTCAAACATTACCCAAGTAGCCAGCGAAGGCACTGCTGGTGATATTTTGACGTGTTTAAGATACCTGAACATGCCAGGCTCACCGCTAAAACCAATCGTGTGGGCCCCAGTCAGCGCGTAGGCGGCTTTGCGGTATGCTTCCAGCCCGCCACGCACCGCTAGTTTCAAAGTTATTTCGCCATCTTGCCACCCTTTAAAGCGGGTAAGGCTGCCGGCCCGCCCTGACACCTCAATATCATCTATCCCCATGGTGGCAGCTGGGATTTCTACGGGTGCGCAAAAACGGATACCCAGGCTTTTAGAGCTAACCTTATGGTCGAGAACAAACCCGTACATTGATTTACACCCCCGCAGCTAGCAGATTTGCTCGCCGAGATAGCCGTGATAGTTGCTGATCAATTTTGGGTGCGAGTTTGCCGACCAGCGTCCCATCGCTTAAAACAACCTTGATATCCAAACCCTTAAGAATCCGGGCAGCTGTAGCATCTGCTACCCCTTGAACATCAACGCTGCCAGTTTTAGTTTCCTTTTCAGTTTGCGATGTTTGGTTAACCGGGGCAGGGGTCAGATCGGTGCTTGGCAATGACAAATCCTTACTGACCTTGATAGGTACGTTAACCCCGTTAGTTAACTCGCCCATAGCGTCCATGGTGTCTTTTGCCATGGTTGCTGCCGCATCTGCAGCCTTATGGCCGCGCGTGGTTATTGCTCCGGCTAGACCAGCAACTAGCATGTCGCCAACCCACGCCATTTGCTTAGAAGGAGAATGGATACCGAAAAATCCGAGAATCCCATTCCAGATTGAAGACACCCAGTTAGCGACCCGGTTCCACAACCAGCCCGCTAGTGACTGAATACCCTGCCATAACCCAGAAACCAGGGATGCTCCAGCTGAGATCATCTGTCCGACCCCGCCCATCACTGCTCTAACGATGCCGTAAATAATCCTCGGGATAGCCGAAACGATAGTGCCGATAATGGTCGGTAAAGCCCGTATCAGGCTGGTTAATAGTTGGATGCCAGCTTGTACCAGAAGGGGGATAGCCCCACCAATAGCAGACAATATGGCGCAGATGATTTGAGGCAGAGCCGCCACAATCGCGTTAATAATAGTTGGTAACGCCCCAATAAGAGCCGTCAATAGTTGCACGCCCGCGTTAATCAACTGGGGGATTGCCTGGATGATCGCGTTAAGGATAGCGGTAATAATCAACGGCAAAGCCCCGGTGATAGCTGTAATAATTTCAGGCAAGGCACCAACCAGCGCGGTTAACAGCTGGATACCAGCTTCGATAATCTGGGGGACGGCTCCGATTACGAAAGAAATAATCGCACCAATCAACTCCGGCAGAGCCTCAACAAGCACCGGGATAGCCGCAATCAAACCCTGGGCAAGACCAATAATTAACTGCAGGGCTGCATCCAAAATGAGTGGCAAATTATCGATGAGCCCCTGGATCATGGTCATCAGCATTTCTACCGCCGCCGGGATTAGCTCCGGTAGAGCCTGGCCGATACCAGCTACCAAGGTGGCGATAATCTGGACCGCTGCCTCCAACAGGCTCGGAAGTGCCTCAATAATCGCTTCCACCAATGCCACAATCAACGTCACGGCAGTTTCTGCCAAGGAAGGCAGAACAGCGATAATGCCTTCCAACAAAGAGGTGAGGATACTCATCCCGGTATCCACCACTTGCGGGAGCTGGCTAGAAATAAACTCCAGAGCCTCTTGCAAGATTTCTCCGAGGGTGTCGATAAAGGCCGGTGCGCCTCCGGTCTCGAACGCGTCGGTGAGTTCATCGACCCAACCATTAACCATCGGCATCACCGTGCCAGCCAAAGCCGTGCTCAAACCTCCAGCAAGTAGCCCTTTAAGGTTATCGACCCCGTCTTTTAGCGTAGCTAGTTGGCCAGAGAAGGTTTTGGATTGGGCATCCATCGCCCCATAAAACCGGCCACCCTCACTTGTGGCACTAGCAAACGCATCCGCAACCATATCCGCACTGATCGCGCCCTTAGCCATTTCTTCTTTGAGCTCACCGATACTTTTACCGGTCTTACGGGAAATCTCCTCTAAAGGGTTGAACCCCGCGTTAATCATCTGGTTCAAATCCTGACCCGTCAGCTTGCCAGTAGAGCTCATTTGCGCAAACGCCAACGTTAGGGATTCGAACTTTCCAGCATCCCCCTGGCTGATATCACCTAACTGTTTGAGGCGTACCTGGGATTCTTCAGCGCTCATGCCGAACCCCATCAACGTTTGGGTAGCCTTGGCTAGATCCTCCATCCCAAAGGGAGTACGAGCCGCTTCCAACTTCAGATCATTGACTAGTTTTTGGGCTTTGGCTTGATCACCCAGCATCGTGGTAAACGAAGTGGTGTATTGCTCCATCCGGGCGTTATAGTCCAAGCCATCCTTCATCGCTGAGCCGAAGCCTTTAGCGATACCCGCGATGGCGTGCCCGATAGCTTTCACCCCACCAACAACAGCTTCCGCTGCCAGGCTGGCTTTAAGCACGTCACCAAAAATGCGGGTCTTCGAACTGGTACCATCCATCTGCGAACCCAGCTCATCTACAGCATTTTCTAGGTGTCCAGTGTCCTTAGCTGCAGTTTTCGCATCATCACCCGCACCGTCAGCCTCATCAGCAAACTTGGAAAGAGCAGAATTATTCTCTTTAAGCTCACCCTCAAGACCATTCAAAGTCGCCTGAGCGTTATTGAGCTGAATCTGCCAATTCTTCGTCCGAGAATCATTTTCCCCAAAACTGGTAGCAGAGTTATCAAGAGCGCTCTTAAGGGTCTGGATCTTGGCTTTTTGCGCCTCAATCTCTTTGCCCAAAACCTGGTTACGGGCCGTGAGTGCTTCGGCGGACTTGTCGTTCTTATCGAACTGAGAAGCCACCAACTTCATCTCGGATCCCAAAACCCGCATCTCACGATTAATATCCGTGATCGCGCGCTTAAACTCCCGCTCGCCTTCAAGCCCTATCTTCAAACCAAAAGTAGAATCAGACATGGGCATACTCCAAGCACTGTACGAACTTCTTGCGAAGTTAAATAGGAGGAAACGATAATGATCGAGTCATTCATTTGGACTCTGGTAGGCGCAGCAATCGGTATCGTGGGAACGGTCATCGTTCAAAAACAATCCGACAAGAAGCATGAAGAAGCAGAACGAGGCAAAGTAGCTCAGGCCGCTTCTGAAGAGAGAGCAAAGCAACTCCGTTACTGGGACAACTTGAATTGTGACTCGGATCGGGAACCAATGGATCCTACTACCGTCTCCCTGTTTTACGACGTTAGAACTTGGGCTCGTAGCAACCAGATCGCGGTTAGTCAGGGAAGCAAGATCCCCGTTCCAGGAGTCAATTTGCCTCTTGGTATGATCTATCAGCGGATTGCTCCGGGGATGCTTCCACAAGAAGTTGAGCAATTAGCTAATGCCGTCACTGGACTTGCAGAAGAAGTGGAATCTAATGTTGCAAACGATCCAACAGATAAACATCTCGAATTTGAGTTCGGTTTTCTTGGTGACCTGGCTCAAAAGCTTGTAAAGACCCGCATTGCGCTTGCAAGCCCGGAAGCCTAAATACCTGCGGGGATGATGTCGTCGATGAACCATTGACGTAGCGGTTGGGCTCTGCCGGTTTCGAGTCGCCAGCAGTCCACCAGATCTAAGAGTTCACCGAATATGGTTAGGTCGATTTGCATGCGGGTCAGTCCCAGGTGGGCGAGCCCGATATAGGTCAGGCGGGTAAAAATTGCCTCATCACTATCTATTAGGTGTCCTTTTTCCTGGTTTGCCCTTTTGGGTCTGGGGCCTCGGTCATGATTGCTCGCCGGGTGCCGCGTTGGAGTGCCTGGGCGATAGCCTCCCGATAGTCAGCTAAATCTGCAGGCACAGTTAGTAACTCGACTGCTTCTGCGGTCAGTTCTGGGCGCTTATCGTCTGGATGGGTGAGGTTGTGTATTTGTACGGACTGGTTAGCGAGCAGGGCGATGAGCCAGATTACCTCACCGAGTGACTTATCCATATCTTCGCTAGTTTCCAGGGCTTGACCTAAATGTTCTAGCCCTCCGTAACGTTGAGCTATCAGGCGGGTCGCGCGGGTAGTGAGGACGAGTTCGTATTCTTGACCTGCGATAGTGATTGTCGCGCTTTTTAAAGTGGGGCTATCGGCCTGGCTGGTTTGGGTTTTCGCTGTCATGGCTTTCCTGCTTTTCTAGTTGTTTGTCGGTTTAATGCTGCTTGTAGCGGCAGGCTCATACACCTGGGTGTACCAGCCAGTAATGGTTTCTGGCTTGACGCCGACCGCGCCTTCGGTGACTTCGGCTTTCCACGGGTGCTTTCCGGTAGCGTCTGGTTTGTTACGCCGCAGGATCGTTCCCTCGATACTCGGGGTAGAGAACGTGATCGAATCAGCTTTGGTTGCCAGCGTGGTTCCCGGCAGAGCAAATTTGACGCGGTAAAGCCAAAAATACTGGTACTTCCCGTTAGAGCGTGCAGCTCTAAAACCAATAGCCACGGGTGTGCCACCATCCTCAGAAGTGCTGATAAGTACCCCGTTGGCGTCCAGTCTCGCACCAGTTAAGGCAGCTACCGCCTCTGCCCCGAGATCATCAACCCCAAGAGTGAGCGTTCCAGATTTGAATTCCTTGACAATCTCGGATGCCCCGTCATCGGCATACAAAATTGCCTCAGCCACCTCCACAGATAATTCTGCGGATATCGCCTTAGCGAGCGGTTTAGGTTTGGCATAGGTTTCCTCACCGCTAGTGGGATCTTCGCTAATGCTCGCGTAGTAGAGCTTGTCTAAACCAATAGTTGCCATGATGTTTCTCCTTTACAGGTTGTAAGAATGGTAGGTGGCGATGTCGATTGAATAGTGGTGGTAGCCGGTATCGTCCTCGTATCCGATATAGCGCCTGCCTGTAATAACCAGGCGAGCGCTAATTAGAGCTTTCGTGATCTGGTCTCTTAGAGATAAGTAGTTGGTTTTCGTGAACAGGCTGATTCGGGCTTGTTCTATTTCGACGCTTGGGGTGTTGTCGGCGAAGATCTCGAAAGAATCTGTTAACGGGGTGAACACTAGATACGTGTCTGGGGCTGGGGAATCGGTGTAGCAGCTGACTGCATAGGCGAGCCCAAGTTGTTTAGCGATGTGGCTTATGTTTTCTAAAAGCCCGCTCATGGTTTCACCTGCTGGATTCGCGCGGCTAGCGTTTGTTTCATTGCAGCTATTGCGGCTCGCTTGGTTTGTGAACGCGTGGGGGCTAGGAAGGGTCTAGCGGGCTGGTTGGAGCGCCCGTGTTCAAGAACGTTAGCGATTAGTGCGTTAGCTCTACCATCGTCTCGGTTCTCGGCGAAACCAACTTTGACGTTGTAGTCTCCTCGGCTATTGACTTTTACTGGCGCGGTTCCTAGCGCTTTGGCGAGCTGACCGGTAGAGCGGGTGGGCTGTTTTGTATTCGAACCGATTGCTGCACAAAGGTTAGAACGCATACGCGGCTCCACTATGTTAGCCCCGGCTTTAAGTACTTGCTCAGCGGAGTTATCAAGAATGTTGCTGGCTGAGTCGAGTGCGTCAATGAAATCGTTGGGAAGCTTGATTTGTACGCGAGCCATCAGAGTGTTCCTTCTGCTTCGGTGCGGTGGGCGAGGATCTGGAGGTAGCGTCCGATAGGTTCAACAGCATCAATAACACACCTGCCACGCGCGGAGCTGATTTGCATCGCCTCGGTTATTTTTACGCCGGGTATTGCTCGGATCCTAAATAACAGGTCTGCTTTGGTGTAGGCGGCGCGGTTAACCCAAGCCGGTGAAGCATGGCGCACCTCCATATATGCGCGCACCGAAGCAATAACCTCATCACGAGTCGTGGCGAACCCGGCAGCGTCTTTGGTAACCATTGGCTGTATCAGGTCGATGTGCTCACTCATTTTTCCAAGCGTTGCCATAGAGCGCGCCTTTCTTTAGATTTTCCAGTCCCGATCCAGGCGTAGCAGGGTGTTTACTGCGTTCCACACGGCGCGGGCAGCATCGGTTTTGTCTGCCCAAAACCCGGCGGTTGCTCCATCTCTGGATTCGTAGAAATGGGTGGCGAGCATGATAATGCCTTGCCGGGTTGCCTGCGACATGGGCTGCGTTTGGTAGTAGCCCTCGGGTAGATGTTGGTAAGCGGTGGCATAGGAGGTGGCAGCCAAAACAAACGAGGCAATCAAAGAATCATCCTCGCTATGGTTGACCAGTAGATTCTGCTTGACTAAAGCCATGAGTTCGTCTGTTTTCATGGCTGCCACCTCCTAACTATTTGCTTGGTTTATCCTGCGGTTTTCTGGGTAAGTACCTTGATCGCTTCGGGCAAGACGAGCTTGCCGTCTAGGCGTTGGGAGGCGAGGAACCCGATCTGCCCGGTGGTTGCAAATAGCTCGTTTAGGCGTTTGAAGGAGCGGCCTTGCCGGTCAGCAATCCAATAAAAACCGAGGTCACCGAACGCTACTGTGCGCGCCCCTGCTTTGACCTCAGGTGCAAAAACACTGGTGTAGACGGGGCGGCCAAGGATCATGTCCGGGGTTCCAGCAGTCAGGGCTGGCTGCCACAGGTACTGCCCGTTACCATCCTTGAGCTTGCGTACGGTCTTTACTGTTGCATCGTTCATCAGCCACACCGCACGCGCCCGGTACGGGGAGCGCAAACTATAGTGCAGATCGATGAGTTCATCAGCGCTAATGTCGGTAGGCTTGGCGGTGGTCACGCCAGGGTCTGCGCCCCCGGTGGGGTTGAAGATACCGGTGGGTTTACCTTTACCATCGCCAACCAGGAAGGCTTCTTCTTCAGCAGCTCCAATACGGCGAGCAAACTCGCTCGCTAGGTATTGTTCAACGTTAAACGCTGCATCGTTGAGCAGTTCTTCGCTGATTTTCAGGAAGGTACCCAGCTTGAACGCCGACAGAGAGATTTGGGTGAAGGCTTCATCGGATTCGTTGTATGGTTTGCCTTCATCCAGCCAGGTAGCGGTGCCATGGGTAGACACGACAGGGATTTTACGATCCCCGCTAGTGGTCTGAATAACCTTGGCGAGGATGCGCATGATGTTTTGGTCGGCTAAAGACTGCACTAGGGTGCGTTCGAACTCGTCAGGCACTAGGTATCCGCCCTCAGAATCCACCCCCTCGCTTAGCGCATTCCTTACTTCCATGGGGGAGGTGTTAAGCCGCATCGCATCCCAAAACGCCCGCTTGTAGGAAGCTGTAGCACGGGCAGGCTTGACCTTACTGTCTTCGCCCATGCCGCTTCCAGGAGCGGAAGTGATGGGATTACAGGTCGCCTTGGCAAGAGTGTTTTCTAGGCGTTCGGCTCGCTCACATCGAGCAATCTCGCCGCTAAGTGCCCCAATCTCAGCTTCCATTTTGGCGTAGGCCGCGTCATCTTCGGCGTTTAGACAGCCAGTGTCGCTATCGCGCCGCTCGTCTAGAAACTTCTTAGCCTTATTCCAGGTTTGGGCACGCCGGGTATACAAATCAGTAACAGTAGTCATAATGGAATATTTCCTCTCTTAGTTAATGGGGTTGGTTGGTTAAAAGGGCGTATAAATCAACAACCCGCCGACCACAAGAGACAGCGGGCTTTAGACAAGGATGTTCACTTACAGGAGGCGGCGGCCCGGGAGGGGCAGCACTTTTACCGTGCATAGCTAGTTGGGCGACCAGCCGTTGCTCGGTTACTTTTCTGGAAAACACCACACCGCCCTTGTTTTTGGGCGGCAACGGCGGCTTCTTACGGGCAGGGCCTTGCTCGTCATCCCCGCCGGAATCGTCCTCATCCGGCTCGTCTTCACCCGGCTCTTCAGATTCTTCGTCCTCTTTGTCTGGGGTTGGTGCTCGTTTACCAGTCAGCAGCTCGTCGGCGAACCCAAGTTCGATGGCTGCAGTTGCGTCCATCCAGGTCTCGGCATCCATCAACTTCGACAACTTCGCCCTGCTCAACCCAGTCTTGAGCTGGTAAGCATTGATAATCGAGTCCTTGACACTCTCAAGCATGTCGAGGGCACGCGAGAGTTCGGTTTTATCGCCCATCGCCAACGTTGCTGGGTTGTGGATCATCAACATCGACACCGGCGACATCGCCACATGACTTGCTGCCATAGCGATCACGCTCGCTGCGGATGCTGCGATGCCATCAATATTGACTGTCACGGTTCCTGGGTAGTCCAGAAGCATGTTGTAAATCCTGGCTGCCGCAACCACATCACCACCAGGGCTGTTAAGCCAAACAGTGACCGGACCCGAGCCAGCATTTAGTTCAGACTCGAAAACAGCTGGTGTTACATCGTCGTCGAGCCAAGATTCCTCTGCGATAGCCCCGTTAATACGCAAAACCCGAACATCCTCTTGGGTGTCCGGGTTGGTTGTTTCTGGTGGTATCCAGTTCCAAAAACGCTTCACATTCTCCTCCTCAAAACTTGATTCTCTCCAGGTTGTTCTTCCAGCTGCTCATCTTTAGCTTCAACAGCGTCGGCTTGTTTGGTTGCTGCATAAGCGCCTGCCATGGGCAACGGGAGCATGTTGCCGTTGACCAGGTAGAGATCACCGCCATCGTCCTGGTCGATGCGGTCAAGGTTTTCTAGCTCGCGGATATCGTTTGCGCTCATCCAGCCGTTCTGGCGGGCTACCGCATAGCCCTCCATACGCGACTGGTAATCCCCGCGCAGCAGCCCCTCAACATTGAACTTCACAAACAACTGCTGTTTCTCACGAGCGCTTAGCAGTGTTTTGGTGATTGCTTGTTCCCAGCGGATCACCCACGGGTCGAGGGTGTATTTCACAAATTCGAGACTCTGCTGCTCAATATTGCTGAAGCTAGATTTTTCGAGGTCGCCGATCATGTGCGGCGGAATACGGAAGATACGGGCGATCTCGTTGAGCTGAAACTTTCTCGTTTCAAGAAACTGCGCCTGCTCAGGCGACACACTAATCGGCGTGTACTTCATCCCTTCTTCCAAAACAGCGACTTTATTGCCGTTTTTCGCGCCCCCGAAGGTTGCCTGCCAGGACTCACGCACCCGGGAGGGATCTTTTATCGTGCCCGGATGCTCCAACACACCGCCCGGTGCCGCCCCATTAGCAAAAAATGAAGCCCCATAATCCTCAGTGGCTTGTGCCAGGCCGATAGCATTACGAGCCATCGCAATCGGGGAATAACCAACCAACCCATCGAAACCAAGACCTGGAACATGAAGCACATCATTAGGGGTAAGCCGAATGGTTTGGTATTGTCCTGCGGGTTCGTCCCAGGAGGTTTGGTACTCGTAATACAAGCTCTTGGTGTCCAGATCCCTGCCTACGCTCATCCGATTCGGTTGCAACGGATACAGTCCAATGACTTCGCCGAGCCCGTTACGCACTACCTGAGCAAACGCGTTACCCCACAACAACAAATGCGTCATGAGCGTTTCTCTAAACACGAAGCTCGTCATCTCGGGGTTAGGTTCATCGTGAAGCAGGCGGTACAAACCATGATCGACTGCTTTTTCCTTGCCGCCACCGTCCTTGTAACGGTATACGTGCAGTGGTAGGCCGGCTATCGCCTCAGCCAAAATCCGCACGCACGAATACACGGCCGTCATCTGCATCGCCGATCGTTCCGTCACCGTCCGACCCGCCGACGTGGGGCCAAACAGGAACGAATACTGGCTCGTGAGATGGTGGTTCGAGGCGCGGCGAGGGTTGGCGGCGCGTAGCCAGTCGAGGAATCCCATGATGGTGGCTCCTTTCCCTGTGGGATAATTGGGTAACGTTCACACGAGGAGGTGCGTGGTGGGTTGGCCAGTCATTGTGTTTGTGGGTCTATTTTTGTGGCACGAAATCGAGGAATACTTCGTCCTGGTTCCATGGCTAGACGACAACACTGCCCGGTTGCCTGAACCTGTTCGACACATCAACATGACCCGCACACATTTCACAGTGATCGCAACAGAAGAACTCGTTCTGCTCATCGCGGTCGCTATCTGGTGCCAGCCAGTATGGATAGCAGCCATCATGGTCGCCTACACCATCCACCTGGTAATCCACTGCGGCCAGTTGCTCTTTACTTACCTGAAACGAATCCTGCTACGGTTATGGAGCGCCCCCATACAGCTACCCATCATGATCTGGCTCATCACCATCACACCCACCTGCGGAACAGTAGGGCTTCCACTCGCTTCGCTCGTCATGGTGGCAGCCATGGGACTCAACCTTGTAGCCATGCACTGGATCACCAGCAAAACGCTAAAACA